CTTACGGGCAGAAATAAGTCTCGCCCTGTTTCACCCACAGAAAGGAATTGCCTTATGTCAAGGAATTCACGTTCTAATATGTCTCGCAGGGCAGAGCTTGCTCGTAGAAGAAGTCGCCGTGCTAACTCTGGTCTCCCTGGTTATGATAACCTTGGTTGGGATCACTTCGGTCACCCTGCTTCTTCTGACCAGCCTTCTGTCGATCAGTATGGCTTCGATTCAGAGTTCGGTGAGGGCGTTCGCAAAGGACCTTATCGTTCTGGCCCAGCACCTGCATCTTATGGTTGGGAGCCTGAGCACCCTGCTGTAAGCGATGAGCTTGTAGAGGATTACGCTCTTACTGATGATCTTCGCCAAGAAAATCTTAAGAAGGCTATGGAGCGTAAAGCGGCTAAGTGCATTCGCATCGCTGAGTCTCGTCTTGGTCGTAATGCTTCACAGCGTGAGATCGAGGATCTTGCTCTTCGCATGATGGATCTCCCAAATCGTACTGTTAATGCTCGTGTTGCTCGCCTCGCAGACAACGCAGTTCAAGTTGGTACTGACTATGAGGGTCTTGACTTCACAGGTCCAGGCAATGCAAGCGATGAGCTTGAGGCAGACTCTCACATGGGTCACACCATGTTTGACGAGTATGACATTGATGGTGATGAGATGATCGACATGGAAGAGTGGGGTGGTTCTTCATCTGCTTTTGACGCTCTTGACATGGATGATTCTGGATACCTTTCTCGTGATGAGATCGCTATGGGTCTAGGCGAGTCTTTCGCTGACGATCTTGAGGCTGACGATCTTGAGGCTGATGATGAGATGGCAGAAATCATGGCAGAGCTAGAGGCTGATGAGCTTGAAGCAGGTCGCGGTGGTGCAAAGCACCGAAGCCACGCTACTAAGGATAAGCCTTCATATGTCACAGGACTAATGTGGGGAGAAAACCCTGATCACACTAAAGCGTTTTATTCTAAGAAATGGAACGAGGTCAACAAGAAGGCTGATGACCAATTCTCATCTGCTGAGATGCTCGCTGAGGAGATCGCTACCCTTAAGGCGGCTAACGCTCGCCTCGCTCGCAAGGTTCGTAAGCTCGCTGACAACGCTATGCAGGTCGGCACAGGGTACGAAGGTACTGACCCAGACGTAGAGATCGACACTACCCCTGCTAATGAGCCAGGTGAGGGTGAGCCTACCCAGCGTCTAGCAAAGATTGAGCGTCTTGCTGAGGCTCTTTCTACCTATATGTCTGAAATGGAGACTTCTGCTGATGATGACATGGCTTCACTCCTTGCAGAGCTAGAGGCTGATGACACTCGTGAGCAGAATGACGCTCAGTACGGATACACTGCTGATGAGATGGCTAATGACATGATGGGCGAGGATGTCATGGGTCTTGACATGGACGCTGACGAGTCTATGGCTATGGACCCACGCCTTGCTTCTATCTTCACCGCCGCTGATGATGAGGCTTCTGAGGAAGAGGCTTCTGAGGAAGAGGCTTCTGAGGAAGAGGCTACCGAGGAAGAGGCTACTGAGGAGAAGGCTACTGAGGAGAAGGCTTCTTCTAAGAAGGCTTCTTATCGCCCACGCACCTCTGCTCGCAAAGCGGCAGTTAAGACTCTTGGCAACATCTCTCGTGAGGCAAGCTCTGCTTCTGATGAGCTTTCTAAGCTCTGGGAGTCTGCCCCTGATGTCAGCAAGTTCTTCGGCTAAGATTAAATAAACTTGTAATAGTTTGTTTATAGGCTGACGCTATTATATTGGAAACCTTTTCGGGGTTGGTTGTAAAACCACCCTATCTAACAACTACACTACTCTCTTGAAAACAGAGAGTACGAGCTAAATAGGAGAAATCTCATGGCTCTACTTGGACAAGCTAGTGGTGGTTTTACTGAGTCAAGCTCTGCTTTGCGTATTCTGCACGTTGGTGTTTGTAACACTGTCGGTCAGTTAGCTTCAACAGCTTTCACTCAGGCAAACCCCGTTTCTGGTGCGGCGAGTAATACTCAAGCACCTGGTCTTCTCACCAATGTTCTTGGTGTTCTCAGCGGCTCTATCGCTTTTGCTCACAGTGCTACTACTAATGAGCATGGTGGGGCACTCAACGATGGTACAGACTTCCCAATCGGTGTCTTTATCAACAACGCATCTGGTAATGCGTTTGAGAACCAGCCTGGAGTTGCATCTAACCGTGGACCATATGTCTCAGGACAAGGTACTTACGCTAATCGCCTTTATGAGACACATCGTATTGACGTTGCGGTAAACGCTACTTCAATCATGGCTTCATATGTACCAGGTGCTGGACTTGTAGCATCACTCAATGGTTTCTTGACCACCTTCCAAAGTGAAGCAGGTCACGACCACGATACTGCGATTGTCATCGAAGCCGCTACATCAACTGCCGCTGTACAAGCTGGTCTTGGTGCTATCGGTATTGTTAAAATTGCTCCCGACTCTTCTTCTGATGAGTTGGTTTACGATCAACGCATCTGATAGAAAGGAAGTGATATTATGAGTAATACCGTTGATAATGCAGTTAAGCAGAAGATCATTTCTGACTACATCAAGACTCCTCAAGGTCGTGCGAAGCTCGCCGCTTCAATGACACAGCCTTTACGCCTTCGCCGTGACTACACCTCTGTAGGTCGCAAGACTTTCTTAGTCGAGCAACTTCCAGACGGTGCTCTTCCTATCTACGACAAAGACCCAGATGTCACTGCGTTCGTAGTTGGTGAAGAGGGTGAGAACATTCTCGCTATCACCAAGCCACGCCGTGTTATCTTCCCTCTGTTTGAGATCGCCTCTAACCCAGAGATCCCTCTCACTCAGATCAAAGAGCGTAGGTTCGACCTCATCGAGAGGGCACAGGATCTTGCCCGTGCTCAAATCCAGGCGGCTGAGGACGAGCGTGTATTCGCTATCCTCGATGCAGTTGCGGCTAACGGATTTGATAGCGTTGCAGGTCAGACTAACGCTGACATTCCTGTTATCGCTCCTCTTAATGGTGCTGTTCTTGCAGACGCATACAGCCTCATTGAGCGTCACGACCTTCGTGTTGCTCGTGTCTTTATGAACGCTCGTGACTACGCTGACATCCGTAAGTTCGGTCGTGACATTCTCGACATTGAGAGCCAAGCGGCACTTCTCAAGACTGGTCTACAGGCTACCCTTTGGGGTGCTCAGATCATCACTAGCCGACTTGTTCCTGTTGGAACTGTTTATGTCTGCTGTGAGCCAGAGATGTTTGGTCGTATCCCTGTTCGTACCGAGCTTACCGTCCTTTCTGCGGACGATCCTAAAGCTCGTACAATTGGTTTCAGTGTCTTTGAAAATCTGGGTATTGGAGCTTACAACCCTCGTGGTCTTGCTCGTCTTACTGTACAGCGTTAATCTTTGATTTAATGCTTGTACTTAGCCTACTTAGGTGGGTTTAAGAGGTA